AACGCGACGTTGACGGCGGCTGTGTCGACATACCTGCCGCTGTCGTCGCCAACGCCCGCCGTGTTGTCGCAAGCGACGATGAACACGCCGTCTGCGGCGCGAACCACTTCGCCGGTCGGCAAGTGGATTTCGCGCGTGTCCAAAGCCGTCTGGAACACTGCCAGCGAGCCCGAACGCAGCAACGTCGGCTCGTCGATCAGGATTACGCAATGCGGCACACGAAAAGCGCGTGTCAATTTGCCGTCGCGCCATTCCATGCCCCCGCCTTTCCTGGGCATTTCCTGGCCAATGATTTCTTGCGGCTCGGTCGTGCGGTCGATTGGTATCCGAACGAAAGGCCGGCCAAGTCGAGCCGCGTACTGGCGCACGCCTTCGGTCTTTCCTGTGCCCGCGTGACCGAACGCCCATGCGTTCATGCCGGTCACGTCGGCTGCGCCAAGCTGCGCCAGCGCCTCGACGTTCCACATGTACGCCGGATCGACGGCGGGCGCGTCGGCGTAGTCGCAAACGTTGACGAATACGTTTTCGAACGCGTAGCGGTACGCCTGTGGCGCGTCCGACTTGCGCAAGCCGAACGCGTGATACAACGGGTTCTTGCGCAGAACGTTGACGATTGGCGCGGCGCTCGCCGCGTCGACGCTGTCGCCGTCCTTCGACGGGCTCAGGACGGTCTTGACGACGGTTTTGGTGACGACGCGCGGCCCTTTCGTCGCAGCTTCGACAAATGGTCGGATTAGCCCGGGCATCATTTGCGCGAGGTGAGGCGTCATATGCGCGGAGGCGGGCGCCAGGGCCTCTGCGATCAATGTTTCGGCGTCTTTGCCTTCGAACCCCTCCACGCCGTCCGCAAGCGCTTCAACGGGCGTTTCGACAGCCGGCGGGGCGGCGGGCTTTTCGCTGTCCATCTCGTCCTCTTCCTTGTCGTTTATGCGCTCTGCCGCAATTGCCGCATCGTGCGCGCCCCAAACTGCCGCGCCGGTCGGCGTGGTCACGTAGTTGCGGGCGGAAAAGAACGCGACGAACGCCGCGTTCAGGTCGAAGCCCAAGTCTTCGCAAGCGCGCCTGATGTCGTCGCCAGTGATGGTGTTTGAACGATTATTCCAGCCGCGCAGGTTCATGTAGTCTTGCCATGTCTCTAGCGCCTTCAACTCAGACAGGACATGTGGCCGGAACGCCCGACCCAGTTTTATGTGGGCAAATTTCGTGGTCATCACTTCACCTCTTCATCAAGAGCGCGAAGCATGGCGTTGCGCGTTACGGTTTCGCCTTGGTCGAGGACGTAGGCGGTCAAGCGCTTTTCGGCTGCGTCAAAATAGGCGATGATGCCAAAGTGACGTAGGCGACGGGCGGCGCGTCGGGCCTTGGTTGCTGTCGCTGGTATCGATATCTTGTCGTTTGTCTTTGTCATTTCAGTCACTTAGCTCTCGTTTGCACCGGACAAAAGCGTTCGATGTGGCGCCAGACATACCAGACAAATCAGACAACATCAATACACTTCATACAATATCTTCAGCCTTTCCCGATGTTTTTTCGCGTGCTACCGTGCCAGACATGCCAGACATGCACTTCACGGCTCTCGATTGGCGGCCTTCGGCGAAGCGCGCGACATATCCCAGGCAACGCGCCTACGGCGGCCAGAAGCAAGCGCCTGTCGCGTTCCTCGCCGCCGCGCGCTTGTCGGGCATTGGCTCCGGCAAGCATCGACTGTGCGACCATTGCAGGCGCATCGCAGTGCGTGAGGCGACCGTCTGTCGCGCGCATGGGGGAGGAAAGATTGCGGCGCAATCCCGGCCCTACGCCAAAAGCGTCAAGACGCTCGTCAAGTTCGCGGCGGTCAACGGCGAAGCCCGTCGACGCAAGCGGGCCGGATCAGCCGCAGACACGGACTAACACGGCAGACACGGTAGACACGGTCGAACTGGCTAAACGAACTTTGCAGGTTATCTGCGAAGACGCTTTGAGCCCGGCAGCGGCGCGTGCACAGGCGGCGCGCACACTTTTAGAGCTTGCCGGAGCGCTCAAAAACACCGTCGCAGACACGGCTCGAAAGACCGCGCCGGAACTCACGCTGGCGGAGCTAGACGACCGGCTCGAAGCGCTGGCGCGTGACGACGCGTGACCGCGGCCGTCGTCCTAACCCATTGATTTCATTCGTGTCTGCGCTCCCTGTAGGAGGGAGCGCCCCGACGCGCGGGCGGCGGCGAGGCTCAGGTCTTCGCCCCCGGGGGTATGCGCGCGAGGTCGCGAGCCCGTGCCCGACACGTGTACTAAATTTCTGTGTCTCCAACTTCGCATCACACTTTAAGCACACTTCGACGCCCAGCAGACAGGAGCGCCGTGTCTCCCCAGCCTTTCCGGGGGCCTCAGCGTGGTCCTTGTCCCCGCCGGATCGAGCGCCGCGCGGGCTGTCTGTGCTGCTGGGAGGTTCAATTGAGCCTGCCTGGAGGCAACAATCGGATCGCTTCCACGAGCTCTCGCGAATTCAACGCTTCGAAAGCCTCTCTGATCGAGTTTCGTATGATGACGAAATGCAGGCAGCGCCTGCCGCTTTCGTCCGTTGTCCAACTGATCTCGGTCTTGTCGGGGCTTGGAGGCCTATCCCACACGGTTAAGGTCCAGCCGCCGCGCTTGCGGAACTCGCGCCGAAACCGTCGAAGCTCCAGGTCCATCGCTTTCCTCCTCGTGTTCGAGAGCCGCAGGAGGGCGAGGAAAATCCGTGTCTGTCAATCGGGCTCTGACCGACAAACGCGACGTGGGCTGCGGATGTCCCCAGGAGGTTCTCATGCGCGGTCCTTGCTTTTTAGCCTGTCGATTTCCGCCTGCTGGCCGTTGAGCTTTTTGATGATGTCGTGCTGACTGATGATCACGTCTTGCATGTCGTCGTGCTGTTGGTTGAAGCGGTGATCGATGCGCCGCAACGCGAACACGCTGATTGCGGCAAGCGCCAGGAGCGCGGCGGCTTGCACAGCGTCGGCGAAGTCGAAGCCGAACATTTGAGCGGCCTCCTCCCGATGACTTTTTCTTTTGCCATGATCGTGTGCGCTTTCAAGCGCCAAGTCAACGCGATCTCTGCGTCTGGCGTGTCTCTCGACAGACGTGACAAAGTCGCCTATACCCTTGTCCCTCGGCCGTTAATGGACCGCTCGGCATGGTCCGTCGCCCCTCCTTTTCAAGAGCGGCCGATGTCGTTTCCGAACCCTCCCGAAAAAATCGTGCCGTTCAACAGCGGTGTCGTTGCAGCGCACGACATCGGCCGGCAATTCGACGAGCACCGCAAGTCCGTCTCCAACGTCATTGACTTTTTGCGCACCGTCGTGCGCGACGACGGCGTCGTCAAGAACGGCTCCATCGGCCCCGAGCAGCTCGACCCGAGACTGCCGGAGATCCTGGCGGAACGGGCCGTCGCCGCGATGAGCGCGTTGCTGGCCAACGTCACGCGAACCGCCTCGCAGGCGCAAGCCGCGCTCGCCGAGGCGCGGGCCATTCAGGACCGGATCGAGGCGTCGCGCCGCGACATCGCCGCCAGCGCCGACGCGATGTCGCGCGCGTCCGAGGAGGTTCGGATGCGCCTCGCCGCGTTCAATGCGGAGGTGGAGACGCGTAGCGCCGCCCCGGCGCTGCCGACTGGCGTGCTCGGGCCCAACGTCGGCGGTCCGTTTGGCGTTGACGATCTCGGCGCGAGCGCGACGGCGCAGGACTACTCACAGGTGTCAATCGAGTGGGCCGAGCATATGCCTGACACCATTCCCCCTAACATCCTGGCGATCAACGCGATTACCGGCGATCACTGGTCGAGCCGCTGGTGGGCCAACCGTGCGGTGCAGATCGTGTCTGGCCTCGTACCGTTGCCGGCAGGCATCGCGCCGATGACTGAGGCGTTGTCGATCACTGCGGTCAACGCCGTCTCCAATCTTCAGCACGCGCCTTATGGCGCAGTGACGCTTTTCTTCAATGGCCAGGCTTTTACGTCGCTTGATCCGGCTCCGGCGTTCACCGTCGCCGGCCAGACGATCAACTGGACTTCGACTGTCTGGAGTTTGATCCCTGGCCAGTCGCTGGTCGCCCAATACTTTTACGCGACAGGCGGGTGACGATGCTCAAGCGCCTCGCCGCCCTTCTTGCTGCTTTGTGTGCGCCCGCCGTCGCCGCCGCTCAGGTAGCGCCGGCGCAAATGGGCATCACCCCGACCACATTGCCGGAAGTGCTCCAGGTGCTCGACAACACCAAGACCTGGGCGCCAATCGGCACAATCGACCCGACCACCCATACCTTCCACCCGATTGGCGGCGGCGGCATGGGCGAAGCCGACCTTCTGGTCACCGATCCCAGCGTCGGCATGACCCCGCTCACTGCCGGCAATATCGTCGACAATGCGCCTTTGGTGCCGGCTTTGATGAACGCTATCGGCCCGCTCGGGGCCAATTACGACGTGACCATTCCGGGGCCAAGACCCGGGCAAGCCTACAACGAGTTTTATTTCACCCAGCCGTTAATCTTGAGTAGAGCCGCCAACTACCATTGCAGTGGGACGACGCCGACGGGGTCGACGACATATTTAATCTTTGCCCCTGGCGTCGACCGCGTCATCCAGGAAGCCTCCACGCTCACCTCGGATGGCGGATCGGGCGGCGGCATGCTCAGCGGCTGCAACATTCGCGGCATGGATTACGGCGCGGCGACCGCCAATCCAATTACGCCGAATGTCCTGACTGGCGTCTATTTTGCCGGCGATCCCGCCGGGTTTCTTCCTTTGTCGGCCTGGCAGGTTGGCGACGGCATTCTCTTAAGCGCCTACCACAACGGATCTTTTCCTATCGAGGCGATCCCGGCCGCGCCGCTCGGCACGACGATTACCGCGGTCGGGGCGCTGGGCGGCGACGGCAACCCCGCCGGGCAGCAGAACCTAACGTTATCAAATCCGGTCAGCCAGTTTCTTGGCGGTTCAATCAATCTTGGCTGGGGCGTCCCGCCGAAGTCCACCGCGACGTTCACCGAAACCGGGTCGAACAACTTTCTCGCCAATGATGCGATCACGGTTGGCGGCGTAACGTATGTGTTCAGATCAGCGACGATGTCTGGGGTCAGCACGCCTTATCTCGTGGCGACTGGGGTCGATTTTCCCACTTCGGCGGCCAATCTGATTGCGGCGATCAAGAATACCGCTGGGCAGTTTGTCACGTATATTCCACCGGTATCGACCCCGCAGGGCATGTTGCCTAATCTTAACGTCACGGCGTCGTATGCCGCCGGGGTGATCACCTTCACCTCGAACTACAGCGGACCTGGGGCGAACACCCTGGCTTCGGTTTATACTCCAGCAGGGACGCCGGCCGGCGCGTTCGGCGGCGCGACTTTTTCCGGCGCCAACAATGCGGCGAACTGCGCTGCGCCATGCACGGTGCAAAATGTCGAGACGCGGTTCTTTCAGCTCCCGGCAGCTCAGGCGTTCAAGGTTCAGACGGTCAGCGGCGGCAACTCGGTGACGGTGATCTCGGGGCCGCGCCGCCTGCAGCCGGCAGACATTGTCGTGAGCGACGCCTTTCCGTTGGGCACGACGGTGTTCACCGCGACCGGGACCGGGTTCCCTGAGACGGTGACGATGACGGTTCCCAGCGACACCGGGACGGCGCAGAACGCCACCGTAACCCATGCGCCAGGGGCTGAGGCTCCTTTATGGGTCATGCCGGCGGACCTGAAGCGCCGGACCGCCGCGTCGGCCGAGCATAATGTTCTGAGCTACTCGCCGCTCGGCGAGCAGATGGCGTGCTCCAGCGGGTCGTCGGGCGTCAATTGCGACCTGTCGCGTGACCGCGACAATTGGCATCAGATCGACCTTGTCGGGAGATGGGTGGCGGGGAACAATACTTCGACCGCCAGTTCAACCGACGAGCAATTCTCCGGCAATATGCTGGCTGATATTTTCGAGGGGGCTACCCTTGGTGAGATTTATACCAATCCGAACACCGAGAGCGGCGAGGGCAACACCGCCAAATGGGGCTTCATTATCAATTGCGCTAATCAAAACAAAACGGTGATAGTCGGCGCTTATCTGACCGGCTCAGTCAATGCCTGCGCCAATCAGTTGCCCGCTAACGATTGGACGATTTATCCGCCCACCCCTGGCGGGCCGCTCATTGTTGGATCTTTTGGCGCGAGTTACTACAACGGGCCAAGTTTAATTGGCAACGCTTTTTACGGCATCCAGGGGTTCCAGGTTTTGGGCGGCGCTGATGGCGTAAGATGCGCCGCGCTCGGCGGCGCTCCCACCATTTGGTATGCAATCGGCGTCAGCATCAGCAATTGCTCGACCGCTACAACTGTCGGGCTTGGCTGGAACATAGCCACCCTCAGTTGGGATTGGCTGATTGGCGGGGCGACGACTTCATTGATGAAGTACATCTGGGCCAGCCAGGGCTATGCCGGTTATGCAGCCAATGGGTTTGGCGTGGCGTTGGTGAATGGCGTTGTTTTGGGAGGCGATGGGAACACCAGCCCTTATAATTGGCGCTACTTCGGCATGAGCCCGACAAAGCCAACTGCGAACTGGCATTTGCAGGGCAACGCCGAGATCAGCACGGCGCAGTCGCCGGGCGGCCAAGCCGCTTGGTATTATGCGCCAGCCTTTTCGACGACGCTCACCGCCGCCGTCGCCAAGGGACAGCCGACCTCCACCCCGTTGTCGGTCGCTGCTTGCCCCGCCGTGACCCCGCCGGCCGGGACGCTCGTTTCCGACACCAGCCCAAGCCTCTTTCCGAACGTCAATCTGTGCGTGTTCAGTTCTTGCGCCGCCAACCAGATCACCTGCACGGCGGCGACGTTCAACGCCAGTCTCGCCGCCAATGATCCGATCAAGCTCCTCTACCCCTACGGAGCCGCGCCGATCTCCAACGATCCGGCCAATCCCGACTATACCGCAACCACCATCCGCAGCGGCTCGTCAGCCAACAAAGACGTCGGCGGACGGATCACCCTTGCGGCTGGAACGGCGACCTACACGCTCACTGGTGTCTACGCTACGGCTCCGGTTTGCTTCACCGCCGACGCTACGACGCCCGGAAACGCTTCGTCGGTCAGCGAGACGACGACCGTCCTGACCTTCACCGGCACGGGTACGGACGTGATCAAGTACCACTGCATCGGGCGCAATTGATGGGCCTCACTGAGGAAGCCGGAAAGGTCGCCAACACTGCCGTGGCGTCGATGGGTTCGTCGCCGCTCGCCCTCGCGCTTTTGCTGGTCAATTTAGGGTTCCTCGGCTTTTGTATCTATGTCCTTGGCGAGGTCAGCGCCAACGCCGCCGAGCGCAACAAGGCGCAGCTCCAGTTGATCAACGACCTGGTGCACGACATCCGCGATTGTCGTCAGGGGCCGAAGACATGAGCGATCAGCGCCCGCAGGTCGTCGTCAACACGCCCGCGCAGGGCGCGACCGCCGTCGCTGGCGAGACGATCAGCGCGCTCTCGGGCTCGCCGATCCTGTTGGTGATGGTGCTCTTGAACCTCGGCTTTCTCGGCAGCGCCGCTTGGTACTTCCATCAGCAGCAGCTCGGCACCGTGCAGATAGTCACGCAGATCATGGACCGCTGCCTGCCAAAGGATCCGCGGATATGAGCGAGCGTAAAGCTTCGATCTCGATGCGTCTGTCGGACGCCGGCGCAAAACTGATTGGCGACCGTGAAGGCTGCGAATTGACTGCGTATCTCGACAGCCGCGGCATTCTGACCATCGGCGTCGGCCACACATCAGCCGCCGGGCCGCCGAAGGTCTTCCAGGGGATGACGATCACCGAGGACGAAGCCTGGCGGATCTTTCGCGCCGACAATCAGCGCTTCCGCACCGAAGGCAAGGGGCTGATCAAGGTTCCCCTGGCCCAGCACGAATTCGACGCGCTGGCGTCGTTCGTGTTTAATCTCGGCGTCACTCAGTTCCGTGGTTCGACCGCGCTCAAGCGTCTCAATGCGGGCGACTATGCCGGCTGCGCCGAAGCGATGCTGTTCTGGAATAAGCCGCCGGAAGTGATGTCGCGTCGGCGTGGCGAGCATCAGCAATTTCTCAACCTTCAACATGTCGCGAGGGCGTGATGTGTGGCTTTGGCATAGGCACGATCTTTCAAGTCGCGATCTTCGTTATTGTCGTTTTGGTTGTCTTGGCGCTGCTTCGCGTCCTGCTCGGCGGATGGCTCACCAACATCACCTCCGCTCCTTACTGGAACGTCATTCAGATTGTGATCGGCGGGGTGGTCGCGATCCTGATCTTGTTGTTCCTCTGGCGGCTGGCCGAGTGCGCCGGCTTGTTTGGCCGGGTCGGCGTGTTGCCCCCACTGCCCGCCTGGAGCTGATGAAGTTTTACTTGAAGGAGAAGACGCCATGACCAAAGTCGTTATCGTTGGAGAAATCTATAACGCCGGCCTCGAAATCGGCGGCGGCCCGATCTATCCGCCCGGACAGCCGCCGGGCATCTGGCCGTCACCGGGACACCCTGCGCATCCGATTGCGCCGGGAGGTCCGCCGCCAGGGATTTGGCCCTCGCCGCCAGTCGGCATTTGGCCGAGCCCCGGCCATCCGGCTCATCCGATTGCGCCGGGAGGTCCGCCGCCAGGGATCTGGCCGCCTCCGGTTTATCCTGATCAGGGCTTGCCACAGCCGCCTTTAGGCATCTGGGGCGGCGGCAACGCGCCGATGCCGACGCCGCCGATCTATCTGCCGCCGGGAACCATTCCGGGGTTGAAGCCAGAGCATCCGATCTACATTCCGCCGAGCATCTGGCCAAACCCTGGCGTGCCTACCCATCCAATCGTGCTCCCGCCTCCGGGATCGGAAGATAAGCCGGAGATCGCAGAAAACTGGGACGCGACAACGCTTTGGACGCCGACATCCGGCTGGGTCGTCGCCATCGTTCCGTCGGAAGAGCATCCCGGCGTTCCGACGCCCTCATCTGAATAAAGGAGGTTCGATCATGGCGTTTCCAATGAGAGGCGGACCCCCGCCCGGCGGACTTCCTCCCGGCGGATCGCCAATGGGAGCTGGACCTCCCCCCGGCGGAGGGCTAGGCGGCTTGCTGGCGGCTCTTTCGGCCAGACACGGCCAGGCTGCGAGTTTGACGATGCACCCGGGTCCGGGGATGCCTCCTGGCGGCATGCCCGGCGGCGGTCCTCCGGCGATGCCTCCCATCGCCGGGGGGCCTCCTCCAGGCATGGGAGCTGGCGGGCCTCCCGGCATGGGTCCGCCTCCGATGGGCCCGCCTCCCGGCATGGGCGCAGGGCCGCCTCCGGCTCCCCGGGCTCCTATGGTGGGTTCGCCTGGGCAGGCGATGGGCCGCCCGCCTGGGCCGCCGCGTTCGCGTCCGAAGGCTCCGCCGGGGCGCGGCATCAAGATCAAGCAAGCGCCCGTGCGGGTGTCTTAGGAGGGTTCAATGACGGCAGGCGACAAGAGCGCCCAGTCTTACGGTTGGCGCATCAAGCTCGAAGCTCCATTGCCGGACGGCGAGGGGATCAAGATCCCCACGCCGGGCTTTGACACGCGTTACACCGACACCAGACACGCCGACGTGACCGTCGCCTCGACCAACAAAGTGTTCAAAGCAGGCGACGGCGAGATTGACGTAGCCTTCGACCAGACTGAAGGGGTCGAGACGGTTGAAGTGACCAACCATACCGGGCTCGAATGGCCGCTCGGCGACGAGGTCTACGTCTACTGTCCGCACCTCTTGGCAGAAGGCGACAACGAGTGGGATCTGAAAGGCCAGATCTGGGACTTGCAGCAACGCGTGTCTGCGCTGGAAAGCGCGACCATGCAGGGAACGCAAAAGAACCCTGCATGAGCGACCGGATCGAACTCAGAAAGCTGCTCGAACGCAAGAAGGCGATCCTTCTGGCGCGTGACGACGTGATTGCGTTCGCTAAATTCATGACGCCAATCCCTGATATGCAGGACGATTGTCTCGTGTCTCTGTACCGGCCCGCCAAGCACCACCGCGTGCTTGGCGCAGCCCTCGAACAGGTGGAAAAAGGGGCCTACAAGCGCCTTCAGATCACCCTTCCGCCCAGACACGGCAAGACTAAGCTCGCCTCGCACATGTTCGCCGCCTGGTTCATTGGCCGAAACCCGGAAAAATCGCTGATTTGCGCCACTTATTCCGAGAAATTCGCCTGGGATCACGGCCGGGCGGTGCGCGACCTGATCGAAAATCCGCTTTTCAGGCAGATTTTCCCCAAAGTGCGGCTCAAAACGGGGTCCGCGTCGATGGACCGGCTCGAAACCGAGGACGGAGGCGTGCTTTTCTTCCTTGGGCGCGGTTCTGGAGCGACCGGACGCGGCGCAGACGTGATTTTGCTCGACGATCCGACCAAAGACCGTAAAGAAGCCGACAGCCCGACGATAAGAGAGCAACTTTGGTCCTGGTACACCCAGGTTTTGCAGACACGGCTGATGACCAAGGCCGGAGCCATCGTGATCATCCAGACACGCTGGCACGAAGACGACTTAATTGGCCGTCTGACCGATCCGCAGAACCCGTGTTACTCCGAAAGCGAAGCCAGGAAGTGGCGGGTGATCGACATGCCCGCGATTGCTCGCGAAAAAGATGTTCTGGGCCGCAAAAAGGGCGAAGCTCTATGGCCGGAGCGGTTCGACCGCGAATATCTCGACAATATCCGCGAAACCGACATCCGGGGCTTCCAGGCGCTCTACCAGGGCCGCCCAACGCCGGAAGAAGGCTCCTTTTTCAAGGCAGTTCATATGCGCCCCTACGCGCGTGTCTCAGACATGCCGCCCAAGGAACGTCTGCGCTTCTACGGGGCGAGCGATCACGCGGTCAGCCTTGAACAAGGCCGTGACAAGACTTGTTTGATGGTTGTTGGCGTCGATGATCACGACCAGATGTGGGTCCAGCCCGATATTTTCTGGCAGCAAGCGGACACGCAACTTGTCGTCGAGACGATGACGATCTTGATGGAGCGCTACAAGCCGTTGTTCTGGTGGGCGGAAAAGGGCCACATTTCCAAGAGCATCGGCCCCTTCCTGCGCAAGCGCATGCTGGAAAAGCGGGTGTTCTGCTCGATAGACGAGTTAACCCCTGTCGGCGACAAGCAGACACGCGCGCAGTCGGTGCAAGCGCGAATGTCGATGATGAAAATTCTCTTCCCTGTGTTCACCCGCTGGTGGGCCGAGGCGCACGACCAGATGTTGAAATTCCCGCAAGGCGCGCACGACGACTTCGTCGACACGCTCTCCTTGTTTGGGCAGGGGCTGTACAAGGTGCGCGGTCATCGCGTGCCGCCGAAAGAGAGCAAGGAGCCCAAGCAGGGAACCTACGCCTGGGTGATCGAGAGCGCGCTGAAAGAGCGCAATCGCGAGCGCGAGAACCTGACGACGGGGGGCTGGTGACATGGCGGTTCTTGACAGCGATCCATTCGGTCAGGCGCTCGCTGACCAACCGGGCGTGCCGCTTGAGCAGTTGATGGGGCTTGAGCGTCAGAACGAAGACCTGCTGGAACGCGATCCGCCCGATCCATCCGAACCCCGCAAGGAGCTGGTGTCGCAGTGGGCCGACAAGGTCAAGCGCGCCAAGAAATACTGGGAGCCCGTCTTTAACCGGATGAAGGCCGATCAGGATTTTGCGGCGGGTTACCAGTGGTCGAAAGAGGAGAAGGACGACAGATATACCGCCAATCTGACCCTGCGCATCATCGCCCAGCGGGTGGCGTTCTTCTACGCCAAGAACCCCAAGTTCGAGGCGTTCCGGCGTCAGCGCATCCTTAACACCGTGTGGGACAACGAGCAGACCACGCTGGTCGCGCTTCAGCAGTCGGCCGCGCAGGTCTCGCAGCAAGTGGCGATGGGCGTGATGGACCCGGCGATGGCGCAGCAGGCTCAAAGCGCGGCGATGCCCATTCTGCAAGACGCCGCTCGGGTCAAGGCCGAAGAGGAGCAGCTCGGCAAAATTGGCAAGACGCTTGAGCTATTGTTCCGCGCCAACATCGACGCCGCGCCGCAAGACTTCAAGCAGATGATGAAGATGACGGTGCGGCGCGCGTCGACCACCGGCGTCGGCTATCTCAAGCTCGGCTTCGAGCGTGTGATGCAGAAGAAGCCGGAGATCGAGCAGCGCATCGCCGATATTTCGAACCGGCTTTCCACGTTGGAGCGCATCAGCGCCGACATCCACGACGACCAGACCGACGAGAACGGCCCCGAGGCTGAGCAGCTCCGGCTTCTCCTCAACGACCTCAAGGCGCAGACACAGGTTGTCGTGCGCGAAGGCTTGACCTTCGACTACCCGGTGTCGACGGCGATCATCCCCGATCCCAAGACGATGTTCCTGCGGGAGTTCCTAGGCGCTGACTGGGTCGCCCAAGAGTTCGTCCTGTCGCCCAACGACGTGAAAGAGATCTACAATGTCGACGTCGGCAAGAGCTTCAACGCCTACAAGGGTTTTGACGACGGGGTGACGGTCACGTCGCGCAGCGGCTTCGTCGTATTGCAGGACAAGACCGCCAGGACCGACAACCGCGAAGGCAATGACGGGCGCTCGTGCGTGGTGTGGGAGATCTGGAACCGCAAGGATGGCCTCGTCTATACGATGTGCGACGGCTACAATGACTTCCTGCGCGAGCCGGCGTCGCCCGAGGTCTACACCGACCGCTTCTGGCCGTGGTTCGTCCTGACGCTCAACGAGGTCGACCACGAGACGATGATCTTCCCGCCGTCGGACGTGAAGCTGATCCGCGACATGCAGATGGACTACAATCGCGGACGTCAGGGCATTCGCGAGCATCGCCGCGCCGCGCGACCAAAAACCGTGACCGCCGCCGGCATGATCGACGCGGAAGATCTTGAGAAGCTGTCGAACCACCCTGACAACGCAATCATCGAACTGAACGGGCTCCAGCCCGGCCAGAAGGTCGACGATCTCTTGCAGGCGTTCAGAGGTCCGCCAATCGACCCCAACCTGTACGAAGTCGAGCAGACCTTCGTCGACATGATGCGGGTCAGCGGCATCCAGGACGCCAACATCGGCCAGACTGGCGGCTCGCCCAGCGCCACCCAATCGAACATCGCCGAAGCCTCGCGCGCCACCGCGATGGGCGCGAACATCGATGATATCGACGACCTGCTCACTTCGTTTGCCCGCGCCGGCGCGCAGATCCTCTTGCAGGAGGTGTCTGTAGACACGGTCAAGCGGATTGTGGGCGAAGGCGCTGTGTGGCCCGACATGTCACGCCAGCAGATCGCCGACGAGCTTTGGCTCCAGATCGAAGCCGGCTCGACCGGGCGTCCCAACCAGGCGCAGGAAATCGCCAACGCCGAGCGGATCTTCCCGATGCTGATGCAATTGCCGGGGATCAAGCCGGAGTGGCTGGCGAAGGAGCTGATCAAGCGGCTCGACGACAAGCTCGACATCACCACAGCGTTCCAGTCGATGCTGCCGTCGATCATCGCCATGAACGGCATGGCCGCCAAGCTGGGGCAAGGCCCGCAAGGCCCTGGCGGCCCGATGGACTTCCCCGGCCAGGGCGCGGCTCAAGGCCCGGCGGGAGGTTCGAATGCGCCGCAAGGGGCTCCGCCTGGCGCGCAGCGCCCGCCTGATCAGACGGGAGGGCCGCCTCCTCCGAACCCCATGCCTGGGCCGCCACATATTGTGGCGTCCGGCGGAAGAGCTGTTGCTTGATAGGAAGAGCGCTGCCGGCGATCACCTTGTCTACTGGCCGGATCACCATGAGCCGGGTCCGGCCTTACAGCGGGCTCATCGGGCTTAGGGTGGCCGGCAGCGGAGTGAGTATTGCACGGTGTCTTGTTTCACGCTAGACACCACAGGCACGGGCAGACACGCTCGTGGAGACACCGACGTAAATGGCAGACCCGTCGACTGCCGAACCCATTGAAACGCTTCGAGACGCCGCCACTAGCGCAGCGCCGGCGGAGCGTTCTCAAACCCCCGACGTAACCGCCTCCCCGTCAGAGGCTGAGAAGAGCGACACTAAGGAGACACTGCTCGAAGCGGTGCTCAAGGCGGTCAAGCCCGCCGACGACACTGATGAAGAGCCGTCTCTCGCCGGGACTTCGCCACCCTCGGAGAGCGTTCCTAGTTCCGAACCCGAAGCCAAAGCGGGTGAAGCGGACAAGGGGCCAGACCTCGCCAACGATCCATCTGCCGACGAACTCGCAGCCTACAATAAACGCACCCGCGAGCGCATCGAGCAGTTGCTTGGACAGCGCAACGCCTACAAGGCTGAAGCCGAAGTCACGCAGACACTGCGAAATTTTCTCGTCACCAACGACATCGCACGGGAAGATTTTCAGCTCACGCTCGACTTAGCGGCGGCCATGCGGCGTGGCGACTTCAAGTCGTTTTTGGATGGCGTCGGACCCTACGTTCAACTCGCCACGCAGGCGCTAGGGATCACGCTCCCGCCGGATCTCCAAGGCGAGGTTCAGCAGGGTCGCGTGTCGTTCGACGCGGCGGCTCAAATGTCGCGCGACAGGTACGCCAGGGCTCTCGCCGAGCAACGCGCGACGCGCGTCACGCAGGTCGCGAGCACTCAAGTCACCGTCGCGCAACAGCAGCATCTCTCGCGCTCCATCGAGCAAACGGTGAGCGCGTGGGAGAACGGGATCCGCCAATCCGACCCGGACTACGGACGCAAGGAAGAAACCGTGAGGAACTTCCTCTGGGCCGTGGTTCAGGAACGAGGAGCTCCGCAGTCGCCGGAGCACGCTGTCGAGATCGCCAAGGAGGCTTACTCCCGGGCGAACCGGACGCTTCAATCCTTCGCCCCTCAACGCCAGCCGACCAGGGCAGTTCCGAGCAGCATCAACCGCGCCGCGTCAGGCGCACGCCCGGAGCCGCGCTCTCTGATGGAGGCCGCAGAACTCGGACTTGCGCGTGCTCGCGGAGCATAGCTCTGACGGAGCAAGGCAATGGCCTTCACAGCAGGCGAAATCGCCTCCATCGCGAACGCGTCACTCGACTACTACTTTAACAAAGGCGGTGAGTTCGACCAGTCGATCCAGAACAAGCCTCTTCTGAACCTCCTTGAGGGGCGCAAGAAGACCTTCCCCGGCGGCAAGGGCAATATCTCGCTCGCGGTCGTCGGGCAGTACGGCGACGGCTCCGGCAACGATGTCGTCAAGGGTTACACCCACAACGACGCCGTCGGGTTCTTCACCCCGGCCAACATTAAGCGGGCGAACTACCCCTGGCGCGAACATCACATCGGCCTGACGCTTACCCACACCGAGCTGAAGATCGACGGCATCAGCGTCGTCGACACCAACGGCGACAAGACCGCCGAGCACTCGAAGCGCGAGCTGACGGTCCTCGTCAATCTCCTCCAACAGAAGCTGTTCTCGTTGGGCGAGCAGTACGCCCGCACCATGAACGCGCTGCTGTGGGGCGACGGCACTTCGGACGCCAAGGCGCTGGCCGGCATGCGCAGCATTATCAAGGACAATCCCGGCGTAGGCACTGTCGGCGGCCTCGATCAGACCGCCGCGACCGGGTTCACCTGGTGGCGCAACCGGGCGCACACCGCCGCGATGGCGACGCAGATCGGGACAACCCCGGGCGACGCGATCTCCGGCGGCGGCCCGATCACGTCGAACCCCGCCAACGGCGGCGCGCTGTTGCAGGCGCTCCAGCACGAGTACTTCCAGCTCATCCGTTATGGCGGCAAGCCGACGGTGGCGCTGGCGGGGTCGGCGCTGATCGACGCCTTGATGATCGAGCGCCGGGCGAACGGCACGTACACCATGACCGGCTTCTCCAACTCGCAGGACATCTCTTCGGGCGACATTATCCTGCCTGGCGGGACCAAGGTGCAGTACGACCCAACGCTCGACGACCTGGGCTTCTCCAAGCGGCTCTATTGGTTCGACCCGAAGTGCATCTTCCTGATGGCGATGGAAGACGAGTGGCGCAAGGACCACACCCCGGCGCGCCCGTATAACATTTTCGTGCTCTACAAGTCGATCACGTCGACCGGCCAGATGGTCGCTTCGATGCTGAATTCGTCGCTTGTTTTGGACATCGCCTAGCGTCCTGTTTTACGCTAGACATAGCCGACGGGGGCGACAGCTCCCGTCGTTTGGAAGGAGGCGACGAATGCCCAAAATTCTCGACGAGGCGGTCAAAGCCGTCAAGAAATCGAGCCCGGGAGTGAACCCCTACGCGGTGGCGACGGCGTCACTCCAGAAGAGTGGTTCGCTCAAGCCCGGAACCAACAAGCCGACAGCGCAGGGCGTGGCGCGCGGTCAGATGAGCAAGGCGGAAAGGCGCAGGACCAAACCGTAAGCCAGAAAGAGAGAAAGCCATGATCCTGCCCGCTGCAAGCGCTGATGACGTATCCTTTATCCAGAACCACACGACATCGGCCGTCACGGCGTTGAAGCCACGGCTCGCGCAAACCAAGCAGGTTCATGCTGCGGCGGGGCCGGTCTGCACCACCGCCCCGGCCCTCAGCGGCACGGTCGCAGTTGGTCAGGTTCAGACTTGCTCGGCTGGAACGTGGCTCAATTCGCCCACCCTCACTTATCAGTGGAAGCGTCGAGCGTTTGGCTCCAGCGTCCCTATCGCGGGCGCGACCGTCGCAACTTACACTTTGCTCGCCCTCTCGTCCGGCTACCAGGTCGAATGCGAGGTCACCGCCACTAATGGAGCCGGCGCGGTCACTGTCCGCTCGAATGTCGTCTCCGTACCATGAAGGCAAAACCGAAGGAGAACTTCGCCATGACGACCAGCCAACCGCCGGGCCGCCCGCCGCAGCAAGCGTCGCATCAGCCGGCGCCAACGCCAGCCAAGCCGCCAGCGCCAACGCCAGCGCCAACGCCAGACAAGCCGCCGGAGGATCTTCCGCCAAAGACTGAGAACTATCCGCCGCCGGAGGACTTTCATCTCGCCAAGCCGGGCAGCAGGGACTATGTCGCCGGCCAGCCCGCCGACGAAGAGGAACTGGCGAAGACCGAAGCCGAGCGCGGCGCCAGGCTCAAGGCGGCGCAAGAAGAGGCGCGCAAGGCCGATCACAAGGCCGCAGACACGAAGAAGCAGCCATGAACGAGCGCGAAGAAGGGTACATGCAACAGCACTTGTGCGAGTGCATGATCGACATCGCCAATGAGAAGTTCAACGTGCTCCAGCGTGGCGAGGAGAACCCGGTGCCTTGGCCTGAGATCCTGGTGCTTCAGGCAGTCCACGGCGAGCAGGCGATCTACGATATTCGGCCTATCGCTCTTGGACCGCGCGAGACGCCGTCGCGCGAGAAAGAGCGCATGTCGCTGATCTATGGGCGCGACATCGTTGAGAGCGTCTACGCCGGCAAGAGCTTCCAAATCGAGTGGTTCATGCCGGGCTGGCCGATCAACCCAAGGAACGCCAAGCGCAGCAAAAAGCCAAGCGACCGGCCGACGCGGGTGCAGCAGCACAAGCCCGACGAAGACGCGCTCGACGCCCGGATATAGGAGCGAGCGATGAACGACTTGAGAGAACAGATCGACGCCCTCTGCCACGAGGCGCGGGTCAAATGGGACGCAGCCACCAAGGAAGCCAAGCGGATCGAAGACGAGATCCGGGCGCTTGAGACCAAGCTGGCCGACGCCGAGTAGGCAGGCGCGTCAGTCTAGGAGGGTTCGAATATGGCCCTGCGCTCGATGCGGGTGGGCGTGCCTTTGAGCGAGCTGCGCTACGAGCTTCTCGCCGAGACGTTTCAGTCGCTGACCCCCAGCCAGACCACGTCTTCGACGCCTTTCTACAATTATCAGCTTCAGCGGGTGCAGCGCGAGCAGTGGAACGACATCGAGTGGCCGCATCTGACGATCTACCACGACATGCCGATGGTCGCCGGCCAGCGTTACTACGACTATCCGCCTGAACTCCCGTTCGACAGCATCTTCAGGATCTGGTGGCCGCAGGGCGTCACCTGGGTGCCCCTGGACTACGGTATTAACCCGCAGACCTACGCGGCGATGGGCGGTGAATTGATCCAGGCGTGGCCGCCCCGGCGCTGGCGCAATTGCGCCCAGTACGATGTGACCAGCGGCTCGACGAACGCCGCCGCGCAGTTTGAAGTGTGGCCGATCCCGCCCGCCAACTATCCCTACTCGCTGCGCATCGAGGGCAACGCGCCGTTGAACGCGCTGGTCGAGGACACAGACACCTGCGTGATCGACGCGACCCTGGTGGTTCTCTTTGCAGCGGCTGAGATTTTGGCGATGCAAAAGAGCGAGAGCGCGTCGCTCAAACTCCAGAAGGCCAACCAGTACCGGCGCATGCTGATCGCCCGGTTGGGGGCGCAGCAGCGCAACATGAAGTCGCTTTCCAAAGATGGCGGCCACATGGGGTCGCTCAACGATGGTCGACGCCTGACGCCCTATCTCGACTTCATTCCGGCGTACCAGCAGATCGGGGGGTAGCCGGTGGCTGGACAGCGCGGGGGAGGAGCTGGCGGGGGAGCCTCGCTCTACTACGAGATCGCCAACTTCCAAGCCGGCATGGACCTGCGCAAGAGCGCGCTTACTGCGCCCGCAGGCACTCTGCGGATGCTTCAGAACGCCCACATCACCCAAGGCGGCGAGATCGAGAAGCGCACGGCGTTCGCTGAATGGTGTCAGGCTCCGGCAGGATCGATAGGACTTTGCTCGGTCAACAATCTGGTGTTCACCCATTTGGTGAGTGGAACTCCAGGTCAGATCGACCAGCCGACTACAACCAATATCGGCGTCATTCACATCGCCCAACCGCCGGGCGATACACTTGTCGCTCAGTACTCTTATGATGTGTTCAACGGCCAGATCTACGTCGTCTTCGCCGGAAATCTTAATTGGTGGCACTATTACAATGGTGTATTGGTCACGCAGGCCGCGAACAAAGGCACTTTCGTTCGCACCTACAAAGAGAAGATGTACGGCGTCTTCGGACGCAACTTGTTTTTCAGTGCTGTTGGCGACCCGACGATTTGGCAGGACCCGCCGCCCGACAGTTCCGGCAATGTCGCTCACAACGGCTCAGGGTTCGTTAATATTGGCGCGAACGACGCCGACAGCGAGAACTTGACCGCGATGGAGGTCTACTACGACAAGATGGCGATTTTCTCCAACTTGTCGTGCCAGCTCTGGTTCCTGGACCCGGACCCGTCGTTGAACCAATATTACCAAACGCTGCGCGACGCAGGCACGCTGGCGCCGTGCAGCGTCAGGCAATATGTCGCCAACGATGTCTATTTCTTGGGAACCCACGGGATCAGGTCGCTCCGGGCGCGTGATCTGACAACGACCGCTGCGGTGGCTGACGTGGGCTCGCCCATCGACCCGATCATTCAAGACTTGCTGGCGACGCGAGGCTCGCTTTATGGCCTCTACTGGACGAGAGCAATCCTCTCGCCTCGGACGGGCCGGATCTGGATGACCTTCGGCGACCGGATCTACATTTTGTCGAACTGGGCGTCGCCAAATATCTCGGCGTGGAGCGTCTACATCCCCGAGTTCGCCATCGACAACCAGCATTGTGTGTTCTCCGACCCTTACGTCGTGCTGCGCTCGACCACTGGAGCGATCTATCGCTTCGGCTCGCAGGGCGCGTTGAACTACGACAGTTGCCCGGTCAGCTTCACCACGCCATTCCTCTCGTTCGACAAGCCGGCGACCTTCAAGTTTTACCAGGGTTTTGACGCCATCTGCGCCAATGATCCGGGCTCGACTTGGAACGTGCAAGCGTCGTTCGACCCGACCGAGGCGACAACACCATTCGACCAGATCTGCACGATTGACGGCCCGACGATCATGGACGGGAGAATTCCAATCAGTGGGCGCGGCACCCACATCCAGCTTCAGATCACCCACCAAGCGCCGGGGGCCGCGACGTTCTCGAAAATCTTCCTTCACTACGCGCCGAGCGACACGAGCTGACCATGCCCTACAGTGATGACCACTTAGTTGACCGTCTTGACCGGCTGGAGCGCGCCTTTGATCTCGTGTATGCGCGCATCGATTTGCTGGAACGCGAACTTGCCGAGATCAAAACGGTCCTGCGCCAGCCAAGAGGCGCGGTCACGCGGGTCTCTCCAGACGGCACGGTCGCGATCCGCGACCCCAACATTCTCGCGCAGGAGCAAGCCACGGGCATGCGCGGCTATGCTCCGTTCACAGACACCGGATGAGCAGGATCACGTCGGTCGCGCCGGAGCCGCTTCAGTACATCCTCGCCAATCTGCGTCCTGAAGACAAAGAAGAGATCGAAGCGGTGCGCGGCGTGGGGTTCGACAGCATGAAGCTGGCGCTCCAGTTCTGCCAGCTTGCGCTCACCCTCGACGGCTGGATCTTCTGGCGCGGAGACACCGGCGAACCCTCCGCTGTCCTCGGAGCCTACGCGATGACGCCCGCCGTCGCCGGCTGCTGGGCGTTCGGCACGGCGAGCTGGCCCCACGTCGTCAGGGGCGTGACAAGACAGGCGCGCCATGTTATGGTGCCTCAATTGCTCAAGGCGGGGTTCCACCGCGCCGAGTGCCGGGCTCTCGCCAAGCGCGAAGACACCCGGATCTGGCTCACTTCGCTGGGCTGGAAAGCAGAGGCCGCATTGTCGGAATTCGGCATCCGACACGAAGATTTCACCCTCTTCGCGTGGCTTGCCGATGAACAAACCGATCACCCTCGACAACCTTGACGAGCACGTAGCGTTCCGCTTCGCCGACGTGAACGACGTGCCCGAGCTAATGGGTCTGTACGAACGCTTCTACCAGGAAGCGGTCTACAAGGATTTTCTTGAGTGGGACGGACCCCGGGCGCGCAACACCATCCTGTGCGGCGTAGCCGCTAACGAACGGCCTCACATCCTCGCCATCGTCGACGACGAGATCGTCGGGTTCCTGGCCTACGTCCTTGACCACAGCTTCAGTGTCCGCCCGTGCCAGGTGCTGATGGAATTCTATGTCGCGCCCGAGCATCGCCGCAGCGCGATTGGCCGGGCGTTGGTCGCGATGGCGGTGCAGGAAGGGAAGAGCGCCGACGCCGGCGCGTTCCACGCCCCTGTCGCCTCCGGCATGCGCGCCGCGCGCTCGCTGTTCA